GAGGTGCCGCTTACAAACGCTTCTGGTACAGTAAATTGGGTTCTGCTTCCATCTGCCGTTTCTGTTGGAGTCTGAGCGACCTTGTAATTAGTTTTGGTTACAGCATCTGCAGAACTCACTCCACTTCCTCCTCCACCGCCGCCTGATGCTGCCTCTGTGGTCGCTGCTCCAGGATTTCTTCTTTGTGGAAAATTTGAAATATTATCATCAACTCTACCTGTTAATAAATCAGACTTAAGTCCTTCAAGTCCATACAACCTTCCATTTGCAGTATCTAGATCATCAGCAGTTATTATTCTTTCTCTAGGTATCTTAACTTCTACAATATTCTCTCTAATTGAAAAGTTTGGTTGAAGTCTGTTTTCTCCTTCACCCGTTAACCATCCCAAAACTTCGATATTAATTTTTGTTTCAAATTTTCTTTCTTCATTTGAAAAGTTACTTATGTTGTTGCTTTGAGAAAAACTACTTTGAATAAATGCCTCATATCTTAGTCTACCTTCTTCTATAATTACATAGTTTATACCGCCTGGTCTTGTTATAAATGGAGTAACCACCTGATTCATTTGCTGCTGATACTCTGTTCTTAGTGTTATTTCGTACTCAACAGTCACATAAACAGGCAAAGGTATAGTTAAAGTTTGATAGACAACTTTCCTATTCTTTCTTGGAAAGTTTAACTGCCCTGCTCTCTTTAACATTGAGGCGTTTGCAAAATTACCAGTCTTGTTTTGGTTTATTCTTCTTGACACTGATATTGATCCACCTCTAACTTTATCAATTGGTGGTATATTGGCGTAAACAGTACCTTTTCTTGATGGATCTTTTGTAACATTGGTTCTCTCTATCGTGATAATCGGCAATATCAAACTACCTTCAGAGTCTCTGAACCTGTTATCTCTCTTGCTCTGAAACATTCTTTCAGCAGATGTCCACACCACTGGCACTTTTTTAAACCCAGACGGCGTAACACATTGAATGTCCAGCGTTTCATTTATAAACTTGTGCATTGCCAAGTCTACAGTTTCAATAGTCGATGGCGGAAAGGGTTTGTCTTCAATCCTGCGAGATTTTGTTACTGATAACACCATTTAGAATTTACAACCCATATTTCGCTAACTCATCTGGGTCAACGATAGATCTCTCCCTCGGAATCTTGACTTCTACTATAGTCTCATTTACAACTCTGTGTGGGGTCTCCTGATTAACACCACTGCCGATCAAGTGTCCTAACACTTTAATATCAAACTTTGTTTCAAACTTTCTCTCTTCATTTGAAAAGTTACTTATATTGTTTTCGTGGGAGTATTCCTGTTGTATAAATCCTTCGTACCTATGCACACCATCTCTTATAATTATATAATTAATGCCTCCAGGAACTGTCATAAAGGGAACAACAAGATCATTCATTTGCTGCTGATATTCCGTTCTGATGGTTATTTGATACATTATGGTTACGTAAACTGGCAATGGAATAGAAATAGTCTGATATACGGTCTTATCAACTTTGTCTGGAAAATTTAATTGCCCCCTTTTTCTTTTGGTGTGAGCATTTTTAAAGTTAGCACTTTTACCCTGAAGAACTTTTTGCATAACTGGTATGCTTCCACCCTTGACTTTGTCAACTGAGGGTATATTTGCGTAAACTGTTCCTTTTTCGCTAGGACTTTTTGTCATGGTGGTTCTTTCAATAGTGATAATTGGCATGATTAGGGCACCTTCAGCATCTCGGACCCTACTATCTTTTTTACTTAACATTGATCTTTCAGCAGACGACATTATAACTGGCACTTTCTTAATCCCAGTTGGTCCGTTGGTGTGTAAATTCATTTGTTCATCAACAAATTTATACATGGCAGTATCAATATTTTCAATTCTAGAGTCAAATATTCTTTTTCCTTCATATTCGTTCAGTTGTTTACTAAATGGTTTATGACGTTCCATTGAATAGACCCTCTCTTGCCTTAATACATTCAGCACTAATCTCCATCATGTGATCTCGCTGTCCAAAAATCTGCATTGGTTCGTTTAATGTTGCAATTTCATAATACGTTTCACCGTATAAGACAAAATCCCCCTCTCTAACAAATAAGTTTTGATCCTCTGTCAACCTGCGTTTGTGAAAATGCACAACTATTTTTGATAATCGGTCTACCCCAAGATTTGTGGTCTCTGTTTCATATCCCTGCCACTCAACCAAAGCATAGACCATGATTGGGTTAAGAAAAGTTTTATTCAAGGCTTCGCCGTATATAGGATGAAAGTTGGTTTCTTCTATAGAGATTGGATAATACAATACCTGTTGCCCTATTACTCTCTCTATAATCTCATCATTGACCTGCTTTACAAGATCACGCTCTTTCTTACCTGTAAAAAGAGGTGGTGGCGGTGCATCTGGTTGATTCCATTTATTGTCGGACATACTTTATCACCCCACGTATACCGAATATGGTATCCTTTGTAAAACTTTTTCTGATGCATCAACTGCAGCTGCTTCTGACTCTGCTATCTTTTGATAAGTTAATTCAGAAAGCGTTGCTTTTAGTTCTTCTCTAAGTGCGCTTTGTTCTTCTTTACCTTGTGATACTAGATCTGAACCGTTTAAAGTTACGCTATCACCTGGAATAGGTAACGCTGCAAACTTAGACCTAACTTGCCCTAACGTCTCTTTCGATAGTGCTAGGGCAAATCTTCTAATCCACTGTTTACCTATTGAATTAATCGTATCGTATGGTAGATTAGAAAATGGTAAAGTGTTCATGTTGTTCACGCCTTCTATCTCGCTACGTCCGTTTGTATCATCTTCTAGGTTTGATGAAGGAATTGAAAACTCAATCCAGTATGATCTTGGACTCATACTTGTTGGTGTAGGGAATAATCTAAGTTTATTATTTCTTAACTCATAAGAGTAGTGTGATGTCCTTGTATATATGGCATCTTCAAATGCTAATGCTTGTGACTTATTTTGCCATGCGGGAACTAATTCAAAAGAAGAATCATCTGAGAATTGTCCATAATTGTGAAAGTTACCTACAACATTTAGTCCGCCATAATATCCAAAAAATCTCCACATGGCATAAGGTGTCTTGTAGTAAACTTTTTTTACAAGAATCTTCTTGCCATTTATCTTGCCAGTGTATTCTTTCCCTACAGCGGAAGATACAATACTCTGTAGGTCATAATCTTGCTGACCATGTACAGCATCGAAAGATGCTGAATATTGCACAGAATCCTTTAACCCTATGTCTGCACCTATTCTTTCTGAAACTCTTCTACTGAATCCGTAATCAAATTTAGGATATTTAAGACTTCCTGATGCTGCGCCCGATGTTAATTCACCCTTGTGATCAAATGTTCCTGTCGCATGACCCAGAAAACTGGGTAACGCATTGTTTGCCTGGTGTATATTAATTAAGTATGAATATTCCAACACCGACTCTTCATATGCTGCGTATACATTTCCATCTGATAATTCAATATCTAAAACATCGCCTCCTAGTTTCTTGTAAGTGTAGGCAACTTGATCAACTGCTCCTGAAATAAAATTTCCCGAATACAGTACACTACTGTTTAGCGAATATATCTTGTAAGGCAATGATTTATTGACATTGCCGTGACTGCCAGTCTCTGGTAGTATGCTCTTACTAGAATTACTGACTGGTCTTAAAGTTGGTAAAGACATTGTTGGTCCTCCGTGCTTAAGTAAATAGTATTTAACTCAACAAAACGCTAGGACTTCAAATTTCTTTATGCTTCTGCAGTCTTCTTTGTGGACCTTCTTCTCGTAGTTGTTTTACGAGCAGGGGTAGTCTTTTTGGTAGTCGTAGTTGTTTTTCTACGTCTAGTCGGTTTCTTCTTGGGAGGTGGTGGGGCAACTTCTTGTACCTCTGGTTCCTCTACTTGAAGAAGTTCTAGTTCTGGTTGCGGATCCCAAGGTGGGGTAGTCTCTTCCTTTTCCACGACTGGATCGTTCACAACAACCTCTACCTGCTTCTCTTCCTTAACTTCTTCGCTGGTGTTCATGTCAATCGTAACAACACCATTAATAATATTACGGCGAGCATTAAATCCTAGATTCTTTCTCTTTAGAGCATACTTCTTGGCATACTTCGCCTTCATCATTCTCTTCTTACGTTTACCCATCATTAAACTCCTTTAACTAAAACGATTATACCATAACTAGGTTGAAAATAAAGAAAAACCCCCAACCAAATTGGAAGGGGGTTTTGAAAAAAGCGCTTAGACTTTTTAGTCGTCCACGTCTGTAGTAGCGGTTACCTCAACACCCGTTCCAATTGCGTCTTCACCACCAGACAACAACCCACCAAGTATATAATAGTGTGTTCCATCTGAGATTAAACTGAAAGACGTTCCATTAAGGTCTGTCTTCGTGGTCAAATCACTTATATCAAACGTAAGTGTTGAACCTGCTATCACACCGCCTTCAACACCTGTTTTTACAGAGTTTGCAGCGCCTTTAATGTCTACAGCGTCTGCAGAAGTCTTAATTACTATGTCATTTGTGCCATCGCCAGCATCTGCAACAACAAAGTGATATTGCAAACCCGCCGCTGGTGCTGGTAATATCACGGAGATGCCTCGACCTCCTGTATCATCAGTAACATTAAGAAATACAACTGCATCACTTTCTGTAGCCAACAATGTTCTAGATACTGCGGCACCAGCATTATCTAAAGAAATAACACTCTTCTTAACTCCACCAAGAGTTGCACCAGCTAATGCTAGATCTCTCTTTAAATTCTCAATTAACGCCTCGACTCTTGCGAGTCCTACTCTTTTTGTACCCATATTTATAACCCTCCATTGGTTTTACCATTTATAATCATGTCATGAAACTGGGTAGATTCATACCACTCTCAAATAATTAGTCGCAAGAAAAACGAAACCCCTAGCCAAATGAATGACCAGGGGTTTTGTTTCTAATCGTTAAGATTATTAACTATTAGCTTGTTGCACCTGCCTCACCGAGGAGACCTCTCACGATAACAAGACCGTACATATCTGGTCTAACCATCTTCTTGGCGTAACGGGTCATGACACCCTTACGAGGCACGAAGTCCTCTTGCCCGAAGATAGTAGGCGTTACCTGGAGTGGTACATATGGAGCGTACACATAACCGCTTTCAAGGAAAGAGTTACCTCTACGACCTACAAGAAGCACATTACGTGGGAAGTATGGATCAACCATAACATCAAACTTCTTGCTCAATGCGCCAACCTTCACAGCGCCGATATCACCACGGTCAGCGTCTGCCGTAACAGAAGCGCGGAATCCAGCGGTGAACTCAAGAATGTTAGCAACCTCTGGTGAACAAACAACAAAGTTTGCACCACCACGGAGCGTCTTGCGGTGAATCTGAGCACTTACGTCATTGATTGTCTCAATGAGAGTCTCATACCACTCGCTGACAGTACCTGTGAAGTCTGGTGCTGCTGATGAAGCACCAATCTCTGCACCGCTGCTGTTTACAAAGAGACCTGGAGCGCGTGACCAGTAACGTGTACCTGCCGTAGCACCCTTAACCAGGTCGCCAAGAATCTCACGGTCAATCTCAAGAGCAATTTGCTCTGAAAGAATACCAGTCAACTCTACCTCTGCGTCCAAGTTGTGATAAGCGTTGAGGTCCTGACCTAACTCAGGGGTCCACTTCGCCTTCAACTTCTTGGTTACAGCGGTTACTGCGATACTGTCAACTCTGATGTCGATCTCTGGGATAACATCGTTGACCGTAAGCGACGTCGCTGCTTGTCCATTACCTGCACCTTCAAGTAGCAACTCTGCTGCTTGAACTGATCCAAGTGCGTCTGCTGCTAAGATAGAATCTGCTGCAGGGAAACTCAAGAAACCCTTTTCTGCTTCAGTCTGAACGTTAGCGATAGTCATGTTAGTGTCACCATGATAGAACAGAGTAAGAACAGTATTCTTGTCTGTTACTGCAGTTCTGTCACCGCTTGCTGGCAACTTACCGCGCAAGGTCAAGCGACGAATAATACGCGTGTTGGTATCCAACAAAGCACCTGCGACTGCAGAACCGTCACCTACACGAACTGCGTGCAGTTGTTCAGTGTTAATCTTCAACATGTTCGCTGCAGAAATCGTGACCTCTAAGACACCAATCTTGTCAGTTGATGTAGCTGCCAAAATATCTGGGTCGAAGTTAAGTGCTTTCTTCTGTGCGTCCGTAAGTGAGCTAATTGCAACTTCGGTGCCAAGAATGTTGGTACCTACGGCAGTCACATGATCACCTTCTCCAAGAGACCCTGATGGAGATGACACCGCGTTACCGAAGTCATAGAAACCGCCAGGACCTGAACGTCCACCAGTCTCTGCTGCGCCAGCGTTTGTAAGACCAACAAGGTCTACACCACCAGTGATTTCACTTGCAACACGGTTACCACCGTAAATTGATCTATTTCCTTCGGCATCAAGTCTAGATGACTCGTGCACGAAATCCAAGAAGAAGATCAGTCCACTTGGAAGACTCATAGGCTGAACGCTTACGAGATCGTTTGCAATCAATCCACCGAATACACGACGGACGATTGGGAAAGCAACTGATGCGAAACCTTCAACATCACCTGCTGCCATTGAGGATGCCTCACGAAGAAGCTCCTTTGCTTGGTTCTCAAGGAGAACCGCCATACCATTCTTCTGGTTCTCGTTCGTAATGCCCTCTAAAAGACCAGTCTTTTCCCACTTCGTAAGAAGTGCTTGACCTTCCTTAGAGACGTCACGACGAACAATACCTTCAGTTAATTTTTGTAATACAGACATTGTATTGTAACCTCCTAATATTAATTCTGTTTATTTATTCCAGCTAATCGCTGCATTCTTTCAGCAAAAATATCTGCTGAAGTGGTCTTCTTCTCTTCACGAGAACGGACCAGCAAGCTAGATCTTCTACTAACTGCCTCACTCAGTGATTCTGGACTCTTTTCTTTTTTGGTCTCCACTGTGTTTTGAAGGGTTTCATAGATAACCTTTGCTTCTTTTGCATCTTCGGCCTTAGCGATTGCTTCAACAATACTCTTTTTCTGTCGCTCATTCAGGGAGCCACAATCCAAAGTCCGATTAATATACAATAACTTTGCGTTTGATGTATTAACAGCATCAAACTTTTCTTTTAACTGTAAAACTACTGACTTGTGAGCATCAACCTCACCTGTCAGCGTTTCATTTTCTCTAACTAATTTTTTATTTCTTTTGTTGAGATTTACATTAGACTCTTCTAGTTTTTTCAAAGCACCTCTAAGTGCCTCAAGTTGTTCCTTAACTTCATCATCTTGCATTCTGGCAAGTTCATACTCAACCGCAAGATCTAGTTCTTCGTTAGGGACACCCATAAAACCACGCTTTTGTGGATTAATGTCAACTTTTAAAGATTCCATGATCTCATCAACAAATACATTCTCTAGTTCTTCCTCTA